AGTCAGCGACCTCAGGGGATCCTCTATGGTGGAAAGCCGACTGCTTCTTGCGCCCTCGTATCCCAACTGGCAGAGGAAACGGATTCAAAACCCGTACAGTGTGAGTTCGAATCTCACCGAGGGCACCACAATGCCCAGCTCATAGCCTATTTTCGGCTGGTGAAACAGCCCTAAGGGGGGCTGCCGTCCGCAGTCCGTCCGCAGTAGTTTGAGCGGCCGCGTCGAAAGCGTCCGCAATCCGTCCCAAGTCGTCGGGGAACAAATGGCCGTAGCGGTCGAGCGTCAGCGTCGCTGTCTTGTGTCCGAGAAGGGTCTGCAACACCTTCACGTTGGCCCCAGCGGCAATCGCCAGACTCGCGCACGTGTGACGCAACTCGTGCGGCGTCAGCCCGTCCTCACCGACAGCCGTTGCCGCCGGGTCGAACACCCACCGAACCTCACCCTCGGTGACGTAGCCGCCGCGCCGCGACGCGAACAGCAACTCGGTTTCCGGCCGCTCCCCTATCTCTGTTTCGAGCAGCGGGGCAAGGAACCGCGGCACCGGGACGCTGCGGGCGCTGTGGTTCTTCGTCGGACCCTCGACCAGACCTCTCCCGGTCACGTTGGTCACCGAACGGCTGACACGTATCCGCCGCGCAGGCAGGTTCACATCACCGACCCGCAGTGCCGCCGCCTCACCAAACCGCAACCCGCAATAGCCCAGCACCAGCACCAAGGTTCTCAGCCGTCCCGACGCCACCGCCAGACGGTGCAGTTGCTCATGCGTTAGGTACCTCTGTTCGACCTCCGGCTTGCGCGGCAACTCGATTCCTTCGGCCGGATTCGCGGGCAGATGCTTGGCCTTGACCGCATACCGGAGTACCTGACTGACAACCTGATGAGCCTGAATCACCCGCGACGCACTCAAACCCCTGCCCTCGAACCGGCTCGACCCATCGACCGACAGGGCGCTCACCCATTGCTGCAAGTCCTCGAAGGACACGTCCCGCAGCGGCACGTCACGCCAACGCGGCAGTACCACAACATCGAGCAGCGACCGGTACCCGGCGACCGTCTTAGGCGCTCTTGTCGCCTTCGTTTGGATCCACCGGTCGGCCAACACCCCGAACGTCTCCCCTGACAGTTTCGGGTCGGTCCACGAACCGGTTACTTGGTCGGATACCTGCTTGTCGAGCCACTGCTGGCCGTCGACCTTGCGTGTGAACACCTTCGCGTGTTCGCGGCCCCTGTCGTCGACATAGCGGGCACGCCATCGCTTGCCCTTGCCGTCATTCGCGCTGGGCACGGTCTTCGCGTTTCCGTGGGCATCCCGGACCGTCTTATTCCAGCGGTCCTCAACCCCAGCCCTACGACTCCGCTTCATTGTTAACCTCCTCGCTCGAAAGCTGAAGGAGCAGCTCTAATGCCCTCTGCTGCACTAGGTCCGCACTCGGCTGGACATCTGCGCCTTCTGATAACTCGAAGGCAGTGACATGGAACATCGCGCTAGACGCATTCATAAGCGCATCACCCGCCTCGGCAACAAGAGCCTCGAGTTCGCTCCTGCCGTCGAACTCGAAGGCGGTTAGGTCCGTCCATCTTTCTCGGAGCGTTCCCACTGTCAGCGATATCTCGTGCATCGACTGTCGAGCGACGTCACGCAAGCCGCGGAAGGCGAACGCTAAGTCATCACCTGCGCCGGCTTTCCTACCGAGCAGTGAGTCGAGCGACACGCCGAACAGGTCAGCGAAACCGACAGCCTCATCGAGTTTGACTTCCCGCTCGCCACTCTCAATCTTCGCCACCGCAGTGTTACGCATATTGTCAATTCCCTTGTCTGACAACATCCTTGCTACTTCAGCCTGAGTCCAGTTTCGGCGATTGCGTTCGTCTTTGACCCGTTCCCTGAAAGCGGTTCGCAGCTGCTGCGGTATCCCCATGAGCGGAAACATACCTCTTATGGGTTGCAAACGCAATCAACGTGAGGTTGAATGACAGCGTTGGTATTCCCGATAGACGGGATGCTCCCTACTAAAGGAAGGAGGCGCTTGTGGAGAATGAGTACCTTTCCGCAGCCGACCTCGAGGCGCTCACTGGGACACCGGAGAGTACTTGGCGCTATTTCGCGCATATCGGAAGCGGCCCAGCGTCATTGAAAATCGGCCGACGCCGGGTGTGGAAGCGGTCCACAGTGCTGGCATGGCTCGAAAGTCTGGAGTCCGCCACAGCATGAACCAATACAACGAAAACGACGCCTCCGCGGGCTACGGAGACGCCGTCAAGAACACGGTTGAGGACCTGGTTCAACACCATCGTACCCACCAACGCCGACCGCATCGGCCATCAACCGGGCTCGTCGCCTATGGCTTCCGTTGGGGATTCGCCCGCGGTGCCGTCAACGTACTCAGGGAAATTTGGCCCGAACTCGACGACGCCGCCCGTGCACGTGCCGCAGAGCTGGTCACCCGGTATCAGCGGGAGGCTGCGTGACGAGTTTGCTAGAAGACCCTTATCGTGACATACCTCCTGCCGAGGACGAGCCGCCGTGGGATGCAACCGGATACCTGGGTGCGGTTGCATCCCGGCCGAGAACCCGCAGGTCAGAGGAAGAGCTAGACGAGGCTGTATCCCGCTTCCGTCCAGACGACTACGTGAATATTGGTGAGTTGCTGGATGGCACTATCGACTCCCCGACACCGGAAATCTGCCGCCGCGACGACGGCATCGGATTGTTTTACCGCGGTCAGGTCAATGTCGTCTTCGGCGACTCCGAAGCGGGCAAGACCATGTTGTGCGACTTCGGCACGGTCCAGGTGCTGAACGACGGCGGCAACGTCCTCCGCCTCGACCTCGACCACAACGGTCCCGATGCCACGGTTGCGCGTCTGCTGGCCTTGGGCGCGAGCACGACGGTACTTCGAGACGACAGCCGGTTCTTGTATACGGAGCCTGACGACGCCCTCCACTTGACGCGGATTGTCGCGCACATGGCGACATGGTTACCGACCTTCGTTGTGCTCGACTCCATCGGCGAGTTGATGCCGCTCTATAAAGCCAACAGCAACAGCGCAGATGAATTCACCGCCGTGCACAGGTCGGTCATCAAGGCACTTGCCAAGACTGGCGCCGCGGTCGCTGCAATCGACCACATCTCCAAGGGCGCCGAGTCACGCAGTTACGGCGCAACCGGGACCGCCGCCAAGAAACGCGCTGCCGGCGGCTCATCGCTTCGAGTGTCAGTTGACAAACCATTCACGCCCGGAAAGGGCGGCTCGGCATGGATCACCATCCAAAAGGACCGACACGGCGGATTGCGGCAGGAATCACCAGCTAGCGATAAAGAACCCGTCGCTGGGAAGTTCGTCATGGAAGTCGACGGTGACGTCACGCGCGCTTACATCCGGCCGCCCGAGCCTGGAACGCGCAACCCCGCCGAAATCGCGCCGCCCGACGATGTCGCCGCAGTCGAAGCACTCGACCCCCACCCGAAGTCAGCACGTGACGCAAGACGCCGCCTCGCGTGGCGCGATGAACGCGCACGAAAGGCATACAAGACCTGGTACCAGGAGAAGAACACATGAACGGGAGACGCCGCACCCGTCCTCGCCTGTGCCGGACCTGTCGGAAGAACCGCACCCGCAACCTGAGCCGTATCTGCGACAAATGCAGGACCCGTCATTCAACGACCGACCACGAAAAACTGGCCGACGCAATCGTCGCCGCCATGAAATGGGAGTAACCCAATGCCAATACAAAGCTGCGATGACGCGTTGCGTCTCGCAAGGCTCAACCTGCGCAGCCGATTCCACAAACTTGCCGCTCGCACAACAACGATGAACGTCGTAACCATCGAAGCGTTTCACGACTTCCTCGACGACGCAGCCGACCACCTACGCAAAGGACACACCAAATGACGAACGCATTCGTCACCGTTACCGACGCCCGCCGCGCAGCGGCGCTCATCGCCCACTACAGCGTCGCCAATGTCGAAGGCTGCAACCTCATCCTCAAGGAAGCCAACGACGAACAACGAGTAACCAACCTCATCCAGGCAATCCTCGACGTTTACCAGACCATCGTCCCGCTCCTGCACACAGAGTTAGGTGTGACCGCCATCCGCGGCTGCATCGCCACACTCGCAATGCGCGAGGAGGAAGAGCGGTGACGATGAAGCCGTGCCTCCAATGCGGTGAACTGTCCGACCTCAACCGCTGCCCACAACACCAACTGAAGGACACCCGCAACCGACAAGCACGCGGTTACGACTGGCGATGGGACGAACTGTCACGACGAGCTCGCCGCCTCCAAACGTTCTGCACAGACTGCGGCGCAACAGAAGACCTGCAAGCCGACCACCTACCCAGCGCATGGAAACGCAAAGCTGAAGGCAAACCCATCCGCCTCATTGACATCGACGTGTGCTGTGGACCATGCAACCGCAAACGCGGCTCAGCACGCCCAGGAAGCACCAGGGGCGGTGACCCTAACGACTCGACTTCAAGCACCCGAGGCAAGGCACAGAGGGCGTTACATACTGCCGTCTCGCTCCTCGGCGCGTGCGTCAAGGAAGCGCCAAACAAGCCACACCATAACCAATATCAGCACGCCGAAGAGAATGAGAACCCAACCCTCCCGAAAGCCAGAGGAAAGGGCACCGAGCATTCCGAACATGCCTGTGAGGACTCCTGTGTTGAACTTGATCGCACGGCCGATGTTTCTGATGTTCGGAGTGCCGGAGTCCTTAAGCAAGTCGCCGAACGCGGTCCCTATCGCGAACACACCGAAGAGAAAAGTCAGGTTCACCAGGATTTCAGGAGTCATGGCCGGAGCTTGCCATGAAGGCCGGGCCAAAGTCGGCTGTCGACGATAGCCCGTTGCCGTGGCGGCCTCGGTCGGCAGGGTCTGCGCGCTTCTCAAGGTTCTGCGAGACCTACGTGAAGGTTCCGAAGGGAAAAGGTGCCAAGACGCCGCTGCGGCTGAGGGATTGGCAGCGGGATCTCGTCGGGTCTGTTCTCGATGCTGAGGTGCAGCCGCGTACCGCGGGTTGGATGTTGCCGCGTGGGCAGGGCAAATCGACGCTGGTCGCCGCCTACGGGTTGTACCGCTTCTTCTGCGGCGGCGAAGGCGCTGTCGTGTGCGTCGTCGCGGTCGATGAGCGGCAGGCCGGCATCGTGTTCGGCATCGCCCGCCGCATGGTCGAGCTACACGACGACTTGTCGTCGCGATGCCAGGTGTTCAAGGAAAGGCTCTACATCCCGTCGCGGGACGCGCACTTCCATTGCCTGCCTGCGGAACCGAAACGGCTGGAGGGCTTGGACTACACCCTCGCCATCCTCGACGAGGCCGGGGTAGCGAACCGCGACTCCTACGAAGTGCTGACACTGGCGCAAGGCAAGCGGGAAACGTCGACGCTCATCGCCATCGGGACGCCGGGACCGGACCCGAACAACCAAGTACTCGCAGACCTCCGCAACTATGCGGCCGACCACCCCGAAGACACATCGCTCGTGTGGCGTGAATTCTCCGCGGCAGGTTTCGAGGACCACCCAGCCGATTGCACCCACTGCTGGGAGTTGGCCAACCCGGCTTTAGATGACTTCCTGCACCGCGATGCCATGCACGCGCTGTTGCCTCCCAAGACCCGTGACGCGACATTCCGCCGCGCCCGATTGTGTCAGTTCGCCACCGACACCGACGGTGCCTTCCTACCCGTCGGAGTATGGGAAGGACGGTCGACCGGACAAGGCATAGCTCATGGCGCGGAAGTCATCATTGCGCTTGATGGCTCATTCTCGGACGACACAACCGCCCTGCTGGCGGGAACCGTCTCGACGGAGCCACACTTTGACACCATCAAGGTATGGCAACGCCGCAACGGCGATGATTCCTACCGCGTGCCCGTCGCCGAGGTCGAACATGAGATACGAGAAGCCTGCAGGCGCTGGCGGGTACAGGAGATTGTCGCCGACCCCTTCCGTTGGACCCGCACGCTACAAGCGCTTGAAGCAGAACAGTTGCCGGTGGTTGAGTTCCCACACTCACCGGCACGACTGACAGTTGCGACCGGTGACCTGTACTCGGCTGCAGTCAACGGCCGCCTCACACACTCCGGTGACCGGCAACTCGCCGAGCACGTCGCCGCCGCCGTCATCGTCGAGGACGCCCGAGGCATCCGCCTCGCCAAAGCCTCCCGGTCTCGGGCTGCCCGAAAAATCGACCTCGCCGCCTGCCTGGTGATGGCGCATTCCCGCGCTACCTGGCGCGCAACTCACAAGAAACGAAAGAGAGCAGTGAGCTTCAAATGAACGACCTACTTCAAATCCTTTTGCAGCGACTCGACGAGGCCGCCGCCAAGTACGCCGACCTCGAGCGGTACTACTCAGGCACCCAACCGCTGGCCTACCTGTCACCAGAAGCAAAGGAAGCGTTAGGAACCCGGTTCGGCCGCATGGCGTCGAACCTGCCGCGCCTTGCGGTCACCAGTCTGACCGAACGGTTGCGCGTCACCGGATACAGCGGAGTCGACATCTGGGACGACTGGCTACGCAACGACATGGACCAAGACAGCGCGACCGCCCACCGCGAAGCGCTGCTCCTCGGCTCCTCGTACGTCATCGTCTGGGCGGACCGGCTAGGCCAGCCCCTAGTGACCGTGGAGTCTGCGAAGCAGATGGCCTGCGTGCGCGACCCCGGTACCCGCCGCATCACCGCCGCCGTTAAACGCTGGGAAACCGACACCGGCACCGAAGCTGTCCTTTACGGCCCCGACGAAATCGTGCGGTACCGGTCCAACGCGACCGGTGCCACGATTCACGGCTTCAAAGCGGTTGAGTCGATTGCGAACCCGCTTGGTGTCGTCCCGGTAGTCCGGTTGCTCAACAGTGACCGCATCCTCGACGAAGGCGTATCTGAGATTGAAGACCTTCGACCGTTGTGCGACGGGCTGAACAAGACGCTCGCCGACATGATGGTCACATCCGAGTACGTCGGCAGGCCGCGGCGTTGGGCATCCGGCATCGAACTGACCGAGGAACCCGTCCTCGACGACGACGGCGGCGAAACCGGCGAAACCGAAGCGGTCAACCCATTCCCCGAAGGCAACCGGATGATGCTGTCGGAGAACGAAGCCGCGAAGTTCGGACAACTGCAAGCCGCCGACCTCGCCGGATATGAGGCCGCCGTCCGCGTCCTCCTCGGCCAAGTCATGGCCGTCTCTGCATTGCCTGCGCACTACTGCGGCGTGATGCAGGACAGCGTCACGTCGGCCGACGCCCTCCGCGCCGCCGAGGCATCCCTCACCGCACGGGCCGAGGCTCGCCAGCAGCAGTTCGGTAGAAGCTGGGAGGACGTCGCGCGGTTGATGGTCGCTGTCCGCGATGGGACAGACCCGCTCCAAGTTGATGCCCGCGTGCAATGGGCCGACGCCAGCACGCGCAGCGTCGCACAGGAGGCCGACGCCGTCACCAAACTCTTCGCCGCCGGCCTGCTACCCGCCTCCTACGCACTGCAACGCCTCGGCTACACAGACGACGAAATCGCCCAGATACGAGTCGCCCGCCGCACCGAAGCATTAGACAGCGCTGGCGTCGACCTCACCAGGTTGGCGTCGTGACCTACCAAGACGAACTCATCGCTCTAGCCGACAGCAGCGACCGACACGTCCAAGCCGTCTACAGCCGTTACCTGGCGGGTCAGTTGACCGCCGAGGAAGCAACAGCCCTTATCGCCGCCGCGATAGCGCAGGCCAATGCCCGCGCCTACGCCCTCGCCGACCTAGCTCTCGCCGCAATCGTCACGGTGCAAACCGGCACCGCCGCAACGGTTGTGGGAGTGCTGCCGTCAGCCGACGACTCGGCACGGCTGCTGAAGGCCGCCACAACAACGCTGCTTGACGTCACCAAGGAATCAGACGTCCCCGAGGCTATTGTGTCCCGCCTGGCCCGCTCAGAGCCGCTAGAGAGCGCCACAACAGCGTTCGGCGAGGCGATGCCTCGACAACCCCTCGTCAAGGCGTGGGTGCGGCAACTCGACGCCGACCCGTGCCAACTCTGTACCTGGTGGTGGAGAGAAGGCCGGATGTGGCCCGCCAACCACCCGATGCCCCGCCACAAAGGCTGCGAATGTGTCCAAAGTCCCGTAACGGCACGAAACATCCAAAGCACCGGATACACACGACGATTGGAGAGAAATGACCGAGCAACAGCTTGACGAAAACCCGGTGGAGGACACCACCGACGAACAGGAAGGTGCAACTGATGAACGTATTAAGCAGGCGCCGGAGGAGGCGCCGGCCGAAACCGACGAAACCGAAGCCGACTCCTTCAGCCGTGCCTACGTCGAACAACTACGGCAGGAAAACGGCAAGTACCGGCAGCGAGCACAGCGGGCCGACGAACTCGCTCACCGCCTGCACAACGAACTTGTCCGCTCCACGGGACGTCTAGCAGATCCTGCGGACCTTCCCTTCTCCGAAGACCATCTTGATGACCCGGGCACCCTGACGTCCGCAATTGAAGACCTTGTGGCTCGGAAACCGCATCTGGCCGCACGACGACCCGCCGGTCAAATTGGCCAGGGCGTGTCAGCCTCACCCGCTACCGTCGACCTTGCCGCAATCCTGAGAAATAAAGCCGGATAAGGGGGACATCGGCTGATGATGTATTTGGTTAGGCCCGATGGCGTATTGCAGTGGACGACCTTCGAGCAACTGTCGCCGAGCAGATACGTGGAGATGGGCGGCAATCTTGAAACCATTGGCGGTTGGCAGGACGCTGAGCGACCGCAGATGCCCTCGGATATCGCAGTCGCTCTGAGATACGGCATTCCGGTGAGACGCGGGATAGTCGTAGACGCCGAATACATCCTCGACCAACGACGCCCCTACGAGCTACGCGAGCTTTACGAGAGGGCGAAAGACGCTGGGGCCCATCCTCAAATCCAGGCAACGGAGGAGTTCATCGATAAGCATCTGGCACCGGGGTGGAAGCAAGAAGGCGAGGATCTTGCCCGACAGCTTGATGAGACGAACCAGGAGTCGGTGCGGGAGGCTTTAGAAAAGTCGAGGCAAGACCTAGAAGAGCCGATGAAGGAAGAGCTAACGACCCATTGGAAATCAATAGGTGGCGTCATTCCTTAATCGCGGTCTCTACAGGTATTCTGGTGGGGTCGGTCCTGGTGGCCGGCCCCCATCGTTGTCCTGGTGGCACGGGTTTCCCTAATCCCTTTGTCTGGAACAGGACTCATCTATGGCTGAAACAACTGCCACCAATCCCGAATTGCTTGCCGACCAAGTCAGTTCACTTCTAGTGCAGCCGCTCGAAGCCGCTTCGGTGGTGCTTTCCAGCGGCCCGCGCATCTTCGACACGTCAGGTGTGCTGCGTGTACCAAAGCTCGTTTCCGGCGCCACCGTTGGGTTCGTCGGTGAGGGCGGATTGATTCCCGACACCGCCGATGTCGACTTCGACGAACTTGTGTTGATGCCGACCGAGCGCAAATCGCTGAAGGTCATTCTGCGCTACACCAACGAGCTTGTGCGGCAGTCGGTTATCGGTATCGACGCAGTCTTGAAGGCCCGCCTTGTCAAGGACGTCAGCGACAAGCTGGACCTTGCACTGTTGACCGGCAATGCTGCCTCGGACTCCATCCGCGGCCTTCTCCACCAGGCGGGCACCGTCACCACCGAGTTGGACGTCACAGATGCAGACAGTCTCCTCGACGCCATCGGCACCTGCGTGGCTAACGAAGTCATGCCCAACCGGTGGCTGTTCAACGGCGGCGACTTCGTCAAGCTCCGCAAGCTCAAGGAAGCGACCGGCTCCAAGAAGTACCTCCTCGAGTCCGATGTCACCGACGGCCCGACCTACCGCTTGTTCGGAATCCCGGTGACGCCGACCAACAAGATTCCGGAGGGCACCGCGATTCTGGCTGACTTCAACCAGGTGGCTGTCGCTCGCGATGTCGCACCTTCGGTGACGGTGCTCACCGAGCGGTACGCGGAGTACGACCAGGTCGGTCTGCGGGTCACATGCCGCTACGACCTCGGGCTGCTTCAGCCCAAGGCTGTCGTCGTCCTCGTCACTCCGGGCAGCTAGTGACTGTCGAGCCGTATCAGGTGGCGGCGTTCCTCGGCAGGCCCGAGGACGCCGCCATCCTGACGACCGCCGAGCAGGCCATCCCGATAGTGACTGTGATGGTCAAGGCGTACGTGCGCGGCGGAAGCGAATGGGAACCCAACGAAGAGTTGGATGCGGTCATCGTCACCGCCGCCGCCCGCATGGTGTCCAACCCTTCCGGATTGGCCCACGACCTAACTAGCGGCCCGTTCAGCCATTCGCTGCGCGGCGCATTCCAAGGCTGGACACTGGCCGAACTGTTCGTCCTCAATCGCTACCGCAAGCGAGCCGTGTAGATGTTCCCGCAACTATTGGAGGTCGGGCTGCACACCTACAGTGCAGGCCCGGTCAACGGGTACGGGAGCGAAACCGCCGTCTACACCCCGCCGAAGGACAGCCCTGGCACCGCAGCGAAGGTGTACGGCTGGTCGGTTGCGTCAAGCTTCGAACCGCGCCCCGACGACCTGGTCGTGACCGACGTTGACCTCTTCGCGCCTGCTGATTTTCCAGCGGGAGCATACGACGTCATCGACCTACCCGACGGGCAGTACGAAGTCATCGGACAATCCCAGGATTACAACCACGGCCCATTCAGATTCACACCTGGCGTTCTGGTCCATTTGCGACGGGTCGCGGGCTGATTACTGCGGCGACGTGACACGCCGCAACTGCTTGGCCCCCCGTCGCTTCCTTCTTCTGACAGCATTGCGACCATGCCGACACCGGAAGTCGTGTACTCAGTCGTTGCTGCGCGACGCCTTCAATGGGACAACCTCGTCTGGCAGGTGCCAGTTCTCAGTCTGACAGCACAGGCATTCTTATTCACGATTGCAGTGGGTGCAGACTCTAGTAACTCCGCCCGAATTATTAGCTCTTTGCTATCCCTACTGGTCACATTCCTCTGCATCACCCTGATGGCTCGGCATCGCCAGGCCGAGATATATGACGCCCACTGGTTGGAAGACGTCGAAAAGAGGGAGTGGAAGATGGACGTCCCGGTACACGGCCACACGTTTGCAAAGGCTCGTGACCAGGAAGGCGTCGACGGGGGCTGGATTGACAAGCTAACGCCCAGACCTCGCCAGTCAAAGAACCGGAAGGCGTTTCCGGGTTACCGTACGTGGATAGGCGGACTCCTCCTCTTTGGTCTAGCGGCTCTGTTTGTCCTGGCAACCACGCTCATGGAAATCGCGATTGGATGTCCGCACCTTTTCGACTGAAGGCGGCGGCTGAAACGACGGACGCCGACGCGACGAGGTACAGCATTCGCACCGTCCGCAGAGCGTCCGCAGTAGATTCGACAACAGCCGTAGCCCGCCAACACAACCAACCGTCTGACCTGCTGCTTTGTCGGACAACCAACGCAGCTTGCACTGACTAATGTCAGATAAGACGGATTCAAAACCCGTACAGTGTGAGTTCGAATCTCACCGAGGGCACCCCGTATTCGCAGTCCAGAGCCCGTATCTAGGCCGATCTATTCGATACCGAATCTGCCGGATACCGCAGTGGTACCGCA